TAACTAATTCACCTTGAAGATCCTTAATAGCATCTTCTACTTTAGATTTGTGTTTATCTATAATATTAACTGAGATATTAGTAAAGAAAGCATCATATCGTTTTCCAACATAATTTTCTCCCAATTCTAAGGTATAATGAATTACATTATAACCTAATTTTACAGCAAATCCACCTAGTGCTATTAACGACCAAGATTTACCACCTCCTGGATTACCAAATATAAGGCCAAAATCTCCACCTCCGAGACCTCCTTGAAGTAAATCATTGATTTCATTCCATGGAGTAGCGATTGGATTTCTTTGATCTTCTCGGTAACGATCTTCGATATCTTTTGTATATTCATGTCCTACATTTTTATCTTGACCCGCTTTTAATGCGTTATCAATCATTTGACGAATTGAATCATAGTCTCCCGCATTTAAAAAATCTACGCTTGTTAACAACGCCTTTTTTAATTGTTGGTTTTTACAGAAATTAGAAAATTCTTCTTGTACATATTCTAAATCCTCATCTGATGCTTTATAAGCGGCTCTAAGTTGTTCTTTAATTGATACTTGAAGTACTTCATTATCAATTTTTTGGAGTTCTACTTTAAGAACATCCATAGAAGGTACTGTGTGGTATTTTTCGTAACTCTTCATTATCTCTTTAATAACCCATTTATGAGCTTGGTTATCAAAATATTCATCACTTAAAATATCATAAATGTTTACCAAAAACTCTTTATGAGTCAGTAATGAAGATAATACTTTAATTTGAAAAGCAGTACCGTATTGTGAAAGATTTATTAATGTCATGTAACTTATTTATTAAAACTATTTAATGTTTTGAAGATATCCTTGAGCCAAAAATCAACATTGCGTATCATTTTCCCAATTCCATCTTCGTTATAAAGTCGTAAAAAGCCTTCAGGATTCAAACCTAAGTGGGGATGCTCTGAAATAGCTTCTAGGACTTCTTTATCATTTTCACTTAATAAAGGATTTGATAGGTTCATTAATTTATAATTAGTTTCTAATCTATCAAAATCCTGAATAATTCTAGCATAGACAACGTGTTCCTTTAGTTTGGCTTCAGATATTTCAAAAATATCATCCATAGTTAAAGGACGTTCTTTTAGTTCAGGAAACTTTTTAAATATGCCTTTTTCACCTAATCCTTTTATACCTGGGATTTTATCTGAGTTATCTCCTAAAAGTGTTTTATATAGAATAAAGTTTTCAGGTAAAATACCAAATTTATCTTCAATAGTTTTTCTTTGATAGAATGTTTTTTCCATAGGGCGATAAATGGTTACATTCTTATCTACTAATTGAAGGAAATCTTTATCGGATGATACTATAATTACCTGTGAATCAAACTTTTTAGGTAATAATTTAGCATAATAAGCTATAATATCATCTGCTTCGGCTTTATCAATAGAAACACTTCTTACAGGAAGACATTTTAAATAATGAACTAAACGAACTATTTGTTCAATTTTAGAATTATGTTCGTCATCAACGTCCTCAAATATTTCCCAATTGGTAATTCTAGTAGTGTGTCTACCTGATTTGTATTCGGGGAGTAGGTTCTTCCGGTTTTGGGAAGAAGCTACTCCATCAAATACTACATAAACTGCTGTTGGTTGAATTTGATTAATTAATGACCCTAAAGAACGAAGAAAACCTCCTAATCCGCCAATATGAATTCCATTTTCATTAATGAAGTTCATCATAGCAAAATTCCTAAAGAATAAATTTAAACCATCTATAAATAAAACACGATCGTGCTCATTTAGGGAGGAGGTTTCCTGATCCTCAGTAATATTATTGAGGAGTTTTAAATACTCGTTCTGTTTCATGTTTATTCTGGTTCGTGAGCAAATACATTAGTTGTGTCTTCTGTATTTTCTTCTTCGAAAATATCAAAATCCATTCCACCTAACATTTTGCTCCATTCTGTAGCGTAAGCACCTTTATAGTCTTTAAGTGCTTTATCTGTGTCTTCAATAAAACCATGAGGCGTCATAATAATACGACCTCTGGTGGTGATACCATTAATGTGGTTTTTATCAATTTGAAGATTAGTACGTTTAGCAAATTCTACTTGCTTACCATCTTTAATTGCTTTGATTTTATTTGTACCAGCATTAGCAATATTACCAAATGTTACAACAAACGTAGCATCATACCACATAGCAAAACCACCTTTATTCATCATTTTAGGTTTACCCATAGGCATTTCTGGTTTTGCTGCCCATACTTTATTAACACAAACTAATGTATTAGTATAAGGTGATGACTCTTTACGAGACATTACTACTTTTTGATTGACATTGTTTGAGAATTGAGTTGACATAGCACCCGCATTCCATTCATTGTTGTTTTTGTTCGATTTAATAGACATTTCACAAGGAATAGAACCAATCGAATCCCATAGGAACAACAAATCATAAGGTAAATTACCTTTCTTTTGTTCATCCATTAAATCTAAAATAAAACCAGCTACATCTTCAATTGTATGTAAGTTTTCTCTATCTACATAAATAAAGTTACCTTCATAGTTTACAATTTCACCTGTTTCTTCATCCACAATTTCATCAAACTCTAAACCCATTTGTTTAGCATGTTCCCAGTTCCACTTCATCTCAGTAACAATAAACACTGGTAGGGTACCTACTTTTTGAGCAGAAACTGCTGCTTCAATAAGTGCGGTTGTTTTTCCAGTATCACTATGTCCACGAAGTAGACAAATATGCCCAGTAGGAATACCAGGCACACTTGTAACTTCTTGAAACGCCGGTGAAAGGGGAATCCATTGTTGCGGCTTAAACTTAACACTATTGTTAAGCATTTTCTTCTCCTTGAATTTGTTCAAGTCAAAATTTGCTCTTAATTCAGCGGAGACGGCAGCCGTCAGAGATTCACTCTTTTTCTTTCTTGGCATAATAAGTTAATTTTTAATTAAAATGGTAAATCGTCTTCTTCAAACAACTCATCGAATTTATCTGCTTTAGATTCCTTTTTAACGGGAGTCTTAAGCGTATAATTCTTTTCAGGAGCAACATCAACTGGTTCTTTTTCATCATCAATAATGTCACCTTCTTGTGCTTCATCTTCAGGAGCTAACCACTCTTGAAGTGCTTCCTTCATTTCGTCAAATGAATAACGCTTAAATACTTCAAGCGGATTCTTTTGATCTTCCAACATTGATTCTACAGCATCAGCATCATCTGATAATGTTGATTGTTTCATTGATGGAGATACTGTAGTACGATTGTAAGGAGTACCTGTTGATTCAGGTCCTACTGTGTTTAGTTTAATGTCACGACCAGTAGCTACATCAGTAAAATCACCTACTTCCTCATCAGCAGCCATTTGTAGGAATGCTTCGTAAATTTCTTTACCAAACTGCCACAATTTAACTCCTTCGCTTTCTTCACCACGTACAACTACAGGAGCAAAGATACGCATTTTAGCATCTAGCTTCTTAGCCAAACGCCAGTTATCTTTGTCACTAGTTTGACGTAATTGTTTTGCGAACTCAGCAATTGGATCTTTTTCACCAAAATTTAGAGGTGAAATCATCGTTTTGTTTCCAATACCGTAGTAGAAAAATACTTCGGTAAATGGGTTTGCTTTGTTAAATTTGTTAGGTACGACACGTACCGTTTGTTTACCTACTGAAGGTTTCCAGAACAAACTTTTTCCATTGTTGTTTCCCTGATTGTTGCTTTTGGCCTGAAGGGAATCCAGGCGCTTTTTAATTTGGTTTAAATCCATAACTAATCAAATTTATAATAACATTTAAATATAATAAAACTTTTTAAAAATACCAACCTAAAGATCAATAATATTGTGAACTTTTGTATTCAATTGTCTTAGTTCATTGTTCTGGGTTAAGAGAATACAGTTTCTGTAGTGTTGCCAGTCGACTCTAAATTTAGTATCAACTACACCATTATTAAGAGATTTAATCAATGTATTAAGAGCATTGATTGTATATAAAGTATTAGTATCTTTTTTTCTATGTACGAGGATAGTATTCTCAGGA